CTCCTTCACGGGGTGGTTGAAGTTGAGCTTAATCTTGTTGGAAGATGAACCAACGGACTCATCACCAGTGAATTGGAGCTGGGTGATGAGGTACTCGTGGGGGTTCTGGGCAAAACGGCGGCGCTCATCGGTGTCAAGGAAGACATAGTCAACGTAGAGGGAAGCAGCGACGAGGGACTGGTTGTACGCGATAGTGGCAGTCACAGGGGTGCCAACGTTGTATTGGTTGGCGGATTGGTTGAGGTAGCTGGTAGCACCAGTCGCGGGGTAGCGAGTGGTGTTGCAGCTGAGGGACGTTACGGCCCAGAGGCACTCGTCAATAGGGCGGATGTCAAGATTGATCTTGACCTCGTGGTATTGGAGAGCAATAAGGGGAAGGGCAAGACCAGGGTTTGTGCAGAACCAGAATTGGAAAGGCACGTAGAGGGTGGTCTCGGGAAGAGCGTTACGGGGAGCGCACACCTGACGGGGAGCCATGGAGTCGCAAGGACCATCCACGTCCGCGAAGGAGGGATCTGTAATGAAGGTTAGTTGGGTGGTGTTACCAATCATCTTGAAGTAGCCGCGTTGTTGCTCGGAAGTCATTGTAAGTTGGTTCCAGATGTGCATCCAGTCACCATATTGGCGGTCAATGCGTTGTCCACCAATCTCCACCTCAACTTGGGCGATGAGTTGCTCGCCGGGGAAATCTAACCAACGAGCATAGACGGCTCTGTTACCGGAGGTAACGCTGGCGGCGTTGCCCATAAGTTGGTTGATCTCAGGAAGAGTCACCTGAAGGTATGTGCGGTAAGCAAGATCACCGTTGCGGCTAATGATGCATGTGACGCGACGACCGAAATCGGCTTGACCGTTGAATGTTTGCTCAATTGACTCAATAGCAAAGTTGGTGTATCTGCGGTATGTTACTTTCCAGAAAGTAATTTGAGGGTTACCTGTAAGGTAAACGTCTTGGGCGCCATAGGCTACAAGTTGCATTAATCCTCCTCCCATAGTTATAATATTGCTAAAGAAAAAAATTTTAGAAAAAAATACAATTAATTGAATTAATTGTATTGTTGGCGTTTAATAAGACATACAACAATTATAACTATGTTTTCACAACTTATGGTATTAATTATGACGACAATATCTTATTCATGTCTAAATTATCTTTCATAAAAGTCGTCAAATAAGATTCTAAAAAGACTTCTTTTTTACCTTCGTGTTTTTTGGACAAGAAATAAGAGTCATTCTTTTTTTCAATTCGCCAACCTTCTTCTAAAGAATTAAATAAAAAAACCATTTTTTGAAATTTTATTTTATCCATATTAAGACTCTTTTTTTTCCCATCTTCATCTGTAATTTGAAGTGAAAATTCCATTTATATTTAGATTTTTATTTATATTTTTTATTTTTAACCATTCTTCACAACATCGATAAAATATATATAGATTTTATTTTAAATTAAATAAATTTTTATTTATATACTTATCTATGCCAAGTTTCAAACCTAAAGCAAATAAAAAAATTACTATTTGCAAAAAAAAAGCCACTACATTAGATGGAAAACACAAGGAATTCATGACAGAATTCGTAGAAGATGAATATAGAAATATACCTAAACTAAAACAAGAATACAAAAAATTGGAACAACAAAGTAAGCAATTAAATCAATCGATTGATCAAATCATGGAATACAAAGATCGTATGGGAGAAATATCTCAATCGATCAAAGAACTGAAACATAAGAAGAATGATTATTTTCTAGATAATTCTAAATATATTTTCGAATATTTTGAAAACAAAAAAAACATTTCTAATATGGATACTAAGAATTCTTCTAAAAATCAAATGTTGGATCGTTTTTTTAAAATTAAAAATGATACATCTAACAATAGCGATTCGCTAAATAATAATATTGTGCAAAAATATCTTTCAAACATCGATGAAAGTTTTCTAGATATAAATTCATTTGTATTTTCAACTGATGTATGTCAATCGTGCTTCAAAGGTGAACTTATTCCCTTGGACGACGAAGGTGTTCTTATATGCAATATATGTTCTGTAAACATTCCTTATTTGATTGAAAATGAAAAACCGTCTTACAAGGAACCGCCTAAAGAAGTGTGTTTTTATGCTTACAAGAAAATAAATCATTTCAAAGAAATATTAGCACAATATCAGGGGAAAGAGACCACGCAAATTCCACTCGAAGTCGTCGACTTAATCAAACAGCAGATTAAAAAGGAGCGTATTGAACTGGAACAGTTAAATCACTGCAAGACAAAAGAAATCTTAAAAAAATTGGGATTTAATAAATATTATGAACATATCGCATTTATTAAAAATAAACTGGGCATCAAGCCGCCCGTGATGAGTCCCGAATTAGAAGACACGTTATGTAATTTATTTATGGAACTTCAATCGCCTTATGCTAAAAATTGCCCTGATTATAGGGTCAATTTCTTGAATTACTATTATGTGTTATATAAATTATGTGAATTGTTAGGAGAGACCAGTTTTTTAGATGATATTCCTATGTTGAAGGACCGAGAAAAGTTAATCGAACAAGACGAAATCTGGAAAAAGATGTGCGAACAATTGGATTGGGAATTTATTGCGACAATATAATAATTTATAATTATTTATACCCTTGACAATTTATGGATTCAACGAAATGTATTCTTCATAAGCCTCATTGTAAGCGGGCGGCGATGTATCCTCGGTAATAGTATCTGCACCGCCCTTTTTTTGCATCGCCGAAGGTCTAAAATGAAATAGTTTTCTTCTTTTTAAAGATTTTCTTGATTTTCTCGATTTTCCTTTTTTTACAACCCTTTTCATTTTTTTCGTTTTCCTCGTTTTTCTTGTTTTACCTTTTTTCTTTAGAGTTGTTCTTTTTCTTTTTCTACCACCCTCAGTATCGCTTATAACCGATTCAAACGTCGTATCTCCTGAATCGTCATTCATATAATGAGAATTATTTTCTCCAGTATAGTCATCGAGTTCTAATGGCCCTACATCAATATCGGCTTGTTCTTGGATAGGAATAGCTGGAATGTCACTTTCAAAAGGCGGAGTATCTGTTCCTCCGTGCATCTTTTTTCTTGTTGATTTATTATTTTTTTTAGTAGATTTGTATTTATAAGCCATCTATAATATAATACTAGAAAAATATATAAATAGAATTTACTTTCTGTATTTATATTTATATGGATTTTTCTAAAACCCAGGATAAAGAAGAGGAAATAACACTTGTGCAATTAAAACGTAGTCCTGCATGCGGGCTTATTATCGTTGATGACTTTTATAATAATGCCATGGATGTTCGCAATTATATTTTAACACAAGAGTTTTCAGTAAAAGGTAATTATCCAGGACAACGAACCATATCTTATTCAAGTGACCATTTAAAAGAATGTATTCAAAAATACATTGAACCCTTTGGAGGAAAAATTACGAATTTTCCTTGTCCAGAACCAGACAATTCGAACGCCGCGTCAATATACAATGGTTCTTTTCAATATACTACGTCACGAGATCGTTCCTGGGTCCATACGGATAGCTGGAATAATTGGGCGGGAATTGTATTTTTAACACCAGACGCGCCATTATCGGCAGGAACCGCATTTTATAGATTTAAAGACGGTGCAATGTGCAAACCAGATACTGATATATTAAAAAATCAAAAGGAAATAGATCGATTTAGTCAAGATCTAACAAAATGGGAATTAGTTGATAAAGTGGGTAATGTGTTCAATCGTCTTATTTTATTTAAAGCAGATAGATATCATATGTCGATGGATTATTTTGGAGATAGTAAAGAAAATAGCAGATTATTTCAAGTATTTTTCTTTTCCGCCGAGAAAAATTAGATGTAAATCGAATACAGTTTATTTAATTTTTTTATTATAGCTAATAAAATTAAATTGTTATATTATTTCTCTAAAAACCTCCTGGGAAACGGACTAGATTTGCACCTATACCGAATCCTGCACCTGATCGCGCTGTAACACCTATACTTGGAACGTATGTATCTAAAATACTAAATGTTGCGGCGGCGGTAAGTGCAATAAGCGCGATTTCTTCTAAATTCAAGGATTGCTTGGGAATAGCAAATGCGGCAATAGCAACCATAAGACCTTCGATCAAATACTTAATGATTCTCTTGATGAGCTCGGAAACGTCAAACATGTTATTCATTATATAAATAAGATAGAAAAAAATAAAAATTATAAAATAAAATTATAAAATATATAAAATTATAAAATTATAAAATATATAAAATATATAAAAAAAATACAAAAAAAGTAATTGTTATATAAAAAACTTAGAACGAACATTTTACTAAATAATATAATGAGTAAAACGAACAATCATTCCTCTTCGGGAAAAAATAATTTCGAAAGAAGAGTAAAAAACGGGCAGCCTAATCCTAAATATGTCGACCTTTTAGAAGTGGATAAACCTATTGCGGGTCAGAATTTCGGTTGTTTTTCATTCATAACTCCTGAGAAAATATTAAAGCAAAGAGAGATGTTTTTCTTCGATGAATTTTTAAAGAAGTGGGAACTCTCTAAATCCATGGAGAAATTCACCCAATTTTTGAATTTCCTTTCTTACAAATACAAGGTCTCGTTTGAGGATGTTATCAAAGATTACGAAGAATTCATTAAAGAAGAGAGAGAGAATATCTTAACCACTTCGATCGAGGCAGATTACAAAACATTTTTGGACAACAGCGAAGAGGAATTGGAAAAACAGTTTAATGTAAAAAATAACTTCCAGACTTCCGTAAGGGGATTCAAATGCAGAGGCAATTTTGCGAGTCAAGAGGAGGCCGAGTTGCGCGCGAAATTGTTGCGCGAGGCGGACCCGAATTTCGATATTTTTGTCGGCCCTGTAGGACAATGGTTATGCTGGGACCCAGAGGCTTACAAGACTGGAAAAACCGAATACATGGAGGAGGAATTAAATCAACTCATGGGCGAAAAAGTTAAAAACGAAACATTCGCAAAGAATGCATTTGAGCAGCGCATCAAAGATACCAAGAAAAAGGCCATCGAAGACAACATCAAGAACGCTGAAAAGAGTGGAAACCTTTTGACGCAAACCATTGATGAAGATGGCAATTTAATTGGTATTCAAAATACGCAAGAAAAGGTGCTGTTGGAGAAAGATGCCATTTCGGTGGCGGATATTCGTAGCGAATTGTTTGATGGTGATAATATTGTGATTGGAAAGAGTGATAATGGGCGAAGTGAGTTAGTCAGTGGTCCGTTTGTGGTTCCTAAGTAGGGGGTAATAAATGATAAATATTGATACTATAAAATAATTGATGTTGCAAATTATTTTATATTTTTTACACCATTGCACACCATTGCACATTTAAAACGCCCACTTTTAGGTGGGCGTTCTTTGAACGTGCTTTGGCAACTGTTACTTTGCAACCGATAAATTACCTTTTATATTATTAATAATTCCGTCTGGCGGAATTGTTAAATATAAAAGGTGAAAATGTGTAAAATCGATTATTATATTTATGTCAAAAATAACTTAAATAAATGGATGTAATGCATGTATATACATCCATGACAACCTACGAACAAGAAATTGATATTCTAAATAGAATAAAAAGTAACTATGACTGTGAAACAATCATAAGCGATTTACCTCCTTATACATTATATCGAAGTAAAGATATTTCAAAAATATTGAAAATAACCAATATTAGAACGAGCATACAAAATTATTGTGATGATGAAAAAAAATTAGTTGTAGGAACGGTGTGTCCTCAAAAAACAAACTATCTTACATATAAAGGTTTAATTAAATTGCTAACTAGAAGTAGAAAACCAGAGTCAATCGAATTTTCAAAAAAAAATAATTTTGACATTATGACAAGATACTGTTTGAATATTGAATGTGATGTAATCAGTTGTATTCTTAAAACTTTTGATGGCAACATAATAAAACCGCAATATAAAATTGACAACTATAGGATAGATTTATATTTTCCAGAATATTTACTTGCAATTGAATGTGACGAAACACACCATAAAAATCCTGAAAATAAATTAAACGATATCAAGCGTCAAAGCATTATTACTCAACTTCTGGGTTGTAGATTTATTAGATTTGATCCATATGATAAAAATTTTGATTTGTTTGATTTACTAAATGACATATATATACACGTATCTGTGGTCCCAAGACGAAATATCGTAGAAGAAGCCGAATAATTATAGTAAAGGGTGTGCCCCTGACGCACATCCTTTACCACTTGGTCTTCTTGACGCTGATTTTAGGCCCTGAGCCGCGTTTTTTAACGTTACTCGGGTCATAT